AGCGTCTTCTGCTGCTTTGTATTCATCTATTGTATATACTTTGCCCTTAGACATAAAGTAATCCATTAGAGTTTTAAGAATCGCTGGTTTGTTCATTATTTTCCTCTGTTTCTTCTTCTTCAGGTGGTCTACCACCCTCACTTGGGTCAGCTGCGCTGCCCGCTATGTTTGCTGGGACTCTTAAATCATCATGTCCATCAATTGATTCCATGTTCATTGCATCCCTGACTTCGTTAGGTGTCATTATACCTGTATTAACTAGTGTTGCGTAATATGCTGCTTGGTCTCTTAATTCTGGTTGTAAGGCTGGAACGCCATGAACGTCCTCATCAATCCTGAATCCAAAATATCTTTCTAGTGCATGATTTAGTTTTCTAACTATAGGTAGTACAGTTTCTAAGTAGTACAATCTGTGGTTAGGTCTAATATTTGCATTGTTGCCTCCATCCATAAGAATTGGAGGTACACCCATAGCTTGTAATATTACTTTTTCATTAGCAGCTATTGAAGGTTGGAAGTCTAGCTCTTTAAAGTTTACTTTAGTTAAACTATCTACTTCTAACCCACCATCTAGTATTAGTGGTCTTCTACCACCATTTTTTGGATTGTATCTTTGAGACCATGCTACTAACATTCTTTCTTTGATTCTGTCAGAAAGTGTATTAGGGCTCTTTAGTACTAATCCTGGAACTGCTCCATTCTTAAAGAAGTTATCCTGAAATTTTCTCATGCTATCTAACAGATACATTGTTCTGTAAGCTGATTTAAGTCTAGGTACACCCCTATAGATTGAATGAAATGAGTTTTCTTTAATATGTATAATTTCTTTAGGAGTGTAGTCTATGTGACCATCAAATACATACTTGCTCACATAGGTCTGAGTGTCAGCTTCTATGGTAACTTTGTTAGCAGGTAGATGATAGAGATGGGCACCGTCAAAATAAATGAAGATGTTACCATCTATCAGTAAGTCAATAATTAGATTTCTCTTAAAACTATTGATATCCTGAAAAGGGTTTGGCTCTTTGTTAAGTAGTAAGTCTACTTTTGTTCTACGAATATTTTGTACTATTGGAGTAATACCTAGTATTTTTTCTCCAACGTCAAAAGGAATATCAGCAGTATCATCAACAATCATGTTAACTGCTCTATTTACTACCTCTAGTTCTTCGTAAGCTGAGCGATAATTATCTTTCTTTTCACGAGTGTCTATCGATAGTCCTTCATCGTAGGCAATATAATTTTGAGCAGAATTTAACTTCTCCTCTCTATCTATTCCTAAGAATCTATCATACCATGCCATATTTGCCTCTCTGTATCTCCACCCATCGTTTTTGTTTTGTTGCTGTTGACAGCTTTGGCCTTTTGCCATATATACTATGTAATCGTAAGTGATGAGTTTTACATAATGTAGCTGCTTCGTCGTATACTTCGATTAGATGTTCCTCAATGAACTGTTCTCGAAGATTCATAATTTGGTCGGCTGAGGTAATCGTTAATTTATTTACCTTCATCCAAGTATATAGTAACTCGGTCATTCCATAGTAGTGGTGAAACTCTAAGTTTTCTGTATCTCCACAAATATAGCACTGGGTCTCTTTTTGATAACCTGATTTTGCTTTGTCGCGTACGTACTTGACTAAATCTCTTTTTAAATCCATAAATTCCTATTACTGAAAATTATACCAAAATTTCACCTTTTTGTCAAGAATAATTTTTTGGTAGGTCATAAGTTAAAAGCTTCCACTAGATGTCTCAAAGGTATACAGCGCATATCTAAGCGCATCAGCCATGTGACTTGCCATATTATGTTTTGGCTTTTCTCTCATTAAGTTAGGGTTGGGGTCCCATTGATATTGGTCTACACATGATAATGCTTGAGAACATCTTTGGTCTATATGTAGTATGTCATTATCTATTATACCAGCTACTTGACCGATACCATCTAGTACGGATTTCTTAGCGTTAATAGTAGATATGTCATAGTTTTGAGCGAAGTCAAAACGTGTTTGTTGCGCAGCAGAATCTATGTATATATAGTCTATATTATACTTTCTTATCATTCTATTGATTTCTATAGCATGCTGCTCAGTAGTTCTTTCAGCGTCCATATACTCATCTATAAGATAGTATTTTTGCATGTCCCAATCATATGCTATCACACATAATGCTGTAGGATCTTTGTACCCTACGTCTAGTCCTGCAAAGACGTCCATGTTACTAGTATCAAGTTGTTCATAGTCTCCAACTTGAGTTTCAAAATTAAAGTTCCAAACCTGCCCTTCATAAGTATTGAAGTCAGCTAAGTACTCTTGTGAAAATTCTGCAGCTGACATAGCTTTCTTAGCTTCATGTATGTCATTATCACTAATTCTAGGATTCTCATGATAAGTAGCTCGTATAGAGCACCAGTCTTGGAATTCATCACTAAACCCTCTGTGGTAGAAGTCTGCAAACCAGTTGTTTCGCCCCCTTGGAGTTGAAATGAATACTGCCTTGCTATTTTCTTTGTCAAGCGTTGGTCTAAGTGCCACGTTGAAAGCATCTTTACCATCTGCTAGTGCAGCCTCGTCAAAGATGATTAAGTCATAACTTCTACCTACTGTAGAGTCCACCTGATTTACAGAACCCATACGTATAGTAGAACCATTAGACAGTTCTATAACTTTATCTTTCGCATTATCTTTTGTTACTTCTAGGTCAAAGTGCTTAATCAATTGCCTTTGTAAATCGAAGGATATTTGTGAAAGAGAGTAGTTCGGTGACATAATTAATATGTTGGAGCCTGGCACGAGTGATACAAGTTGTCCTATGACATTTGCTATATACGTTTTTCCCTGACGCCTTGATAGGGCGGCACACACGAATCTATATTTCGGGTTGTTAATGGCATTGATTAATGCCTTCTGTGAGCTATTAGGTTCAATACCTAATAGATTCATATACTCTGATATAGGAAGTTTAATAAACCTTTCGGCTTGGTCAAACTTCATCAAGTCAGAGCTAATAATATCTGTTCTACTTATGTCTAGCATATCTAATGAATGGTTGTATGTTTTTTAATTACGTCTGTAAGACTTTCTAAGTCTCTTCTTTCCAGTATATGGTTCTGGTCGCACAAATTTAATAGGTATAGATATCCCATACATAAGCTTTGTACTGTTTCATCGGCATGAGTTACAACACCACGTTCTTCAGCCTTTTTGTTTAAAACATCAAGAGTGATTGCTGCGGTTTCTGCAACGTCTTTGAGCCAATTATCTAGCACTAGCTGTACTTAACTGGTGTGCCTAATACTGTTGCTGCTGCAGCAAATATTTGGTCAGTTGGGTCTTTCATGATGATTGTTATTTCACCATCTGCTAATGTCATTGTACCTAGTGTTACATCTGCTGCGTTTGCTACTGTTACGAGTTGGTTAGCATTACTATTATTAAATAGTCTTACTTGTGTTGAATCCGCAAAAGTAGAAGCTGCTCCCACAGTAGTACCACATGCAGCTTCTGCTGCGTATAATCTCATGGACATTTATTTCTCCTTTGTTTTCTTTGCTTTTTGTTGAGCTCTTAACATTGCATCATGTATATCGACTTTACCATCAAGGTTTTTGTCTTTACCATTTACCATGTTCCAAACTTTTAAAGCTGTTTCTTTAATTTTGTTTACCATTTTACTTTATTTGCCCAATATGCTGCAGACATTTTGCCTCTAGCTATATTTTTGGCGTGACGAGCTTTGAATGAAGCTCTGCGTTTCTTTTGTGCCGTTGATTTTGGAGATTTTCCTGCTCCTGACACGCCTTGTTGCCCAAATCGTATAGTCTTAACTTTGTTTCCTACTTTTGCTACAACTACATGGGACTTCGTTCGGTGGTTGGGCGTACGCTTTGGTTTATTATATCCCGATACGCCCACTCTTTTTAAACGACTACTTTTTTTACTACCTTTTCTTTTTGCTGGCACGGCTCTTTCTCCTTGCAGCAGTTCTAACCATGGTGGGCTTACCACCAACTCCCTGCTTCTTAGACCTCTTTCGACGTACTGCCGATTTGATCTGACTTTTGCTCATTCTAGCAGCTTTAGCTGCGGGTACACATTTGGGATAGCCTTTTCCAGTTAGCTTACCTTTCGGTCTGCCACATTTAGGATAGCTACCATTTACTTTTTTGCCCCCTATGTTTACCCACTTCTGGCCAAACCATTTTTTTAAGCCAACTTTAGCCACGTCTGTACTTACCTCCTGCTGCCTTGTATTGTTTTACAAGAGATGCATTAGCGTATGCGCTAGGATAAACAGCAAACTTTCTTTTAACTTTTGCTTTTATCCTTGCATACAACTTTTTGTTAGTAGGTATATTACGTTTCTTGGCAGAAGCTTTACTTCTTCTTCTTTTTCTTACTGCCATGTTTAGTGCCTTTCATTAGCTTGCCATTAGGCATGTAATGATACCCTTTAGGCGCTTTCTTTCTACGCTTAGCGGCCATATTTCATGCCTCTTTTCTTTTTACCCTTCTTTTTCTTCTTTGGTTTATAGTGATATGGCATTATTGTTTCGCCTTCCCGATGTTAAGTGCTAGTAAGTCTATAAATTTATATAGCTTTCCAATCCATACGTCATCTTTTGGTGTTGGCGTTGAAGCCGCAATTATGCTTGACACCGTTACAATCATTGTGATTGTTCCTATTAATTCCATCATGCTATCTCTCCCATAGCTTAAGAGGGCACTGAGCCTTCTTAACTCTTGCTTTCAAAGGCATAAAGCATTTACATACTTTGCATACCTTTAAGCGATTATAGTACGGACATGTACTACAAATCTTGAGTCTAGTCTTTGCTAGGCTCATCTTTAGGCGGCATAGTAACTTCTCTATAGTATACTACAACGTCTTTAAGTTCTGTGATGTATCTTTTTAATTCTTGCATGTTGTATGCCATAACTTCATAGTCTGGTATGGTCATTGCTAAGAATACTAGTTCGCCTTCTTGCTGTTCTATTCTTGCTAACTGGTCTTCCCAGTTATCAGGATTGACTACTATCCACGTAGGGTCTTGTAAATCAATTTCTCTTGGCATTACTGGTTGAACTATAGTTCTTTCCAGCGGCTTTGCTGTAATTTCTATCTGTTTAGTTGGAATTAGGCTGCAACTGCAAGCCATTATCAAGACTGTCAACGGTACCGCTAAGTTTCTCGATTTCTTCCATAATGTGTTTTGTTCCATTATTAATTTTCCTTTCCATTGTTACTG